TTCGGCAGCGGCAAATCGTCAGGTTGCCTGTGGGACATCGTCCAGCGCGGCCTCAAGCAGAAGCCCGGGCTCGATGGTATCCGCCGCAGCCGCTGGGCGGTGATCAGGAACACCTATCGCCAGCTGAACGACACGACGATCCGCACCGTGCACCAGTGGTTCCCTTATCCAATGATGGGGCAGTGGCGGGCAACTGAACATGAATATGTGCTAAACAAACTCATTGCCGACGGCGATAAGAAGTGCGCGGAAATCGAGCTTCTGTTCCGCGCCCTCGACCGGCCTGACCACGTCCGAAACCTGCTGTCCTTGGACTTGACCGGCGCCTGGGTGAACGAGGCACGCGAGGTGCCCTGGACGATCATCGATGCTCTGCAGGGCCGCGTCGATCGCTACCCGGCCAAGCGCGACGGCGGTGGCGCCACCTGGGCCGGCATCATCCTCGATACCAACCCACCCGATGCCGACTCGGCGTGGTACCGGTTCTTCGAGAAAATGGATCACAGCGAGGCGGTGGAGGCGCTCGCCGCGTTCATGCCCGGCATGACGGTGGCCAAGTACTGCCGCATCTTCAAACAACCATCAGGCCTGTCCGCCAGCGCGGAGAACGCCAAGAACCAGAGCCCCGGCTACTGGCAGCGGCTGGCCATCGGAAAAACCGATGAGTGGATAAAAGTATATTGCCGCGGTGAATATGGGTTCGTAACCGAAGGCCGCCCGGTCTTCCCGGAATACCACGACAACGTACACTGCCCTGGCGGCGCCGACGAGAAGCGCGCACCCCGCACCGATCCACGCCTGCCGGTGCATCGTGGGTGGGATTTTGGCCTGACGCCGAGCTGCATCTTCAGCCAGCTGGCGGCCACCGGGCAGTGGAAAATCGTGGATGAACTGTGCGCCGACACGATGGGGATCGACCGGTTCTCCGATCAGGTGCTGAGCCACAGCAGCCAGCATTTCCCCGACACTGAGTTCATCGACGTCGGTGATCCGGCGGGCACCAGCCGCTCGGAGACCGACGAGAAGACGTGCTTCGATATCCTGCATAATAAGGGGATCATGATCGAGCCGGGTCTGCAATCACCGCAGATACGGCAAGAGTGCATCCGCAAGCAGCTCCGGCAGTTCGACGACGATGGGCGCCCGGCGTTCAACCTGCATCCCCGCTGCGGCCGGCTGCGGCGGGCGCTGCAGGGGGGATACCACTATCGCCGGATACAGATCGCCGGCACCGAGCGCTGGGCCGACAAGCCGGAAAAAAACTTGCACTCCCACCCAGCCGACGCGCTCCAGTACACCGCCACGCGGCTGTTCGGCCCGTCGATGCAGTGGCGCGGAGACCAAATCGACAACGACATGATCGAGCTGAACTCGCGGCTCGTGCAGGACCGCACCCGTTCCAAGACGACAGGATACTGAGATGCACAGAGAGCTGGCCGACGAGATCGTTCTCATCGCGGCGCCGATCTTCGCGGCGTTGTTGGGGCAGCTCGTAGCCAACACGCCGCACGGCCAGACGGTTCCAGCAGAGACGATGGGGGAGCTGCGCCGTCAAGCGATCACCCAGGCGCTGGCGCTGCGGCGGGATGTGCTGTCCACTGAGGTGTGAGCCGAACTTGAGGAGAGTGCCGGTAACCGGGAGCGAGCCGAAGTTCAGGAGAGTGCCGTAGAGCAGGAGCGCGGCCGCCACGAGCGAGAGTGCCGAGTCCCAGGAGCGAGCCAGATGCGGTGAGAGTGCCGATTACGGCGAGCGAGCCGTTATACGGGAGTGTACCGTCGACTGTGAGCGAGCCGACCATGAAGAGAGTGCCGAGCCACAGGAGCGAGCCGTCCCCCCAGAGAGTGCCGAGCAACAGGAGCGAGCCGACCCGGCTGAGAGTATCGAGGTCGCCGAGCGGTGGGGCCGAGTGTAGCTGGTTACCCAGCACCAGCCTGGGTATATGCTCGGCCCCATGTCTTCCACCCTCATAGTCCCGCGCGACGTGGTTGCCCGCATGCTCGATCAGGCATGCGCCACATGCCGCTACTCGTGGAAAGATCCCGCCGGGGATCTAAACTGCCGCCGCAACCCGCCGACGGCGTTCCTCATCCCGATGCCATCGAAGCTGGGAACAAGCATGGAACTCCGGCCGTTCTCCACATTCCCGGTGGTGCGGCCAGATTACTGGTGCGGTGGCTGGACCGAACGAGGAACGACCACCGGTTGACTTTGAGCCGCTCGCGCGCCTCTACATATAGCCATGAGCGCCGCTTTGAGCGCGATCCCGACAGGGGGACCGCCACCCGATCAGGACCAGGACCAGCAACAGCCGCCTGACACGATGCAGGGGCCGCCGCCGGATGAGCCCGAGGCGCCACTGAAGTCTGCTGACATCCTGCCTCTCCGCCCACCAGCTCCCGACCAGTCCCTCGCCGATCCGAAGACCGACCAAGCCGATCGCCGGCCGCTGCTGCAACAGAAGCATGTGCGCCGGTTCGCTAGGTGGATCGTGCGGAAGAACATCGCCGACGAGGTCGAGGAGGGCAAACGCCAGCGCCTCGCCGATCAGGCCAAGCGCGAATACGAACTCGATGAGGACACCCGCGCCGACTGGAAGCAGCGCTACGCCGACTGGATGGCCTTTGCGCTCCAGGTGGTCGAACCCAAGACGTACCCGTGGCCGAACGCCTCCAACGTCTGCTTCCCGCTCATCACCGTCGCTGCGCTGCAATTCAACGCCCGGGCCTATCCGGCGATCGTGCAGGGCCGCAACGTGGTCAAAGGCACCGTCATCGGCGATGATCGCGGCGTGCCGCTGCTGGCGCCGCCGCAACAGCCCGGCATGGCCCCCGGCGGGCCGGCTGGTCCCGGCGGTCCTGGCGGTCCAGGTCAAACGGCTATGCCCGGGCCGCCCGGGGGAGCAGCTCCTGGCGGCATGCCAGGGCCTCCACAGGGGGCGCCGCCAGGGGCACCTCCGATGCCACCACAGCCCGGCCATGGCGGGCCACAGCAGGCCCCAGGCGGTCAAGCGATCGGTCCTGGCGGCAAGGCACTGTGGATCGTGCCGCCGGGCTCCAAGCAGACGCGCGCCGACCGCATCGGCCGCCACATGTCCTGGCAGCTGCTCACCGAGATGCCGGAGTGGGAGGAGCAGACCGACCGGCTGCTGATCACCGTGGCGATCGCCGGCACGATGTTCCGCAAGAACTACTTCGACCCGAAGCAGCGGCGGAACGTCAGCGAGATCGTCTCCGCGCTCCGACTCTGCGTGAACTACAAGGCCAAGAGCTTCGATGCTTCACCGCGCAAGACCGAACTGATCGACTTCTACCCGTGGGAGATCGAGAGCAACGTCCGCTCCGGCCTGTGGCTCGACTACGGCGACGAGGGCTATGGCCGCAACGCCGATACCTCCGAGGACGAGCAGGCGCCGGTCACCTTCTGCGAGCAGCACCGCCGCTACGACCTCGACGACGACGGCTACGATGAGCCGATCATCCTCACCTTCGCCAAGGACAGCGGCAAGCTCGCTAGGATCACGGTGGGCTTCGACCAGGACTGCATCGATGCGACCGAAGAGGGCGAGGTCGCCGAGATCCGCCAGATCGACTACTACACCAAGTACGGCTTCATCCCGAACCCCGACGGCGGGTCATACGACCTGGGCTTCGGCAGCCTGATGTATCCGCTGAACGCCGCGGTCAACACCACCATCAACCAGATGTTCGATGCCGGTCACCTGCAGATCGCAGGCGGCGGCTTCATCGGCGGCGGTGTGTCGATCAATGCCGGCTCGGTGCGGTTCATGACCGGCGAATACAAGGTCGTCACCACGCAGGGCCGCACGCTGCGGGAAAACTTAGTACCGCTGGAGATGCCGGGGCCGAACCCGGTGTTGTTCCAGTTGCTGCAGTTCTTGGTCGAGGCGGCCAAAGATGTAGGCAGCATCAGGGAAGTTCTGCAGGGTCAGCTGCCCGGCGCGAATGTTCCCGGCATCCTCGGTCTCGCTGTGATCCAGCAGGGATTGAAGGTGTTCAATGCCATATTCA